TGATCTTGGAGATGGAGCAGACATGAGATCATTAAATAGTTATGATACAAAGTATCCTACTGCAATAGCATCACAAAACTATGAGAAAGATATTAATAGTTATAATGATTCTCAAGAACGTATTAGGTATAAGTTTAAGAAAATGAAAAGAAAAAGACCTGCATTCTTTGGAGCAGAAGGTAATCATGAGCATAGAATAAAGAAAGCAATAGGTTTTGATCCTAGATTAGAAGGTATAAAGTATGGTATTAGTTTCAGCCATCTTCAAACTAAGACTTGGTTTGATGAATACTATGAATACAAAAACTCAGCACCAGATATATTTACAAAAGATGGTGTATCTTATGCACATTATATAGCTACTGGTAATTATGGCACAGCTATGTCAGGAGAGCATCATGCCTATAGTTTGATTAAGAAGAGACATTCCTCTACTACAGTTGGACACAGTCATAGAAGACATATCTATTTTAAAGATGATGCATTTCCTAGTCCATCTATAGGATTAGTAGCAGGTTCTTTTAAAGGTGGTCAAGAAGGGTGGGCAGGTCAGGCAAACTTAGAGTGGTGGAAAGGTGTAGTCATAAAAAGAAATATAAACAATGGCGCATACGATCCAGAATTTGTTTCGTTAGAAAGATTAAAAGCCGAATATGGTAGTTGACAATTAATAATATTTAGATATAACTAGGGGTTCTTGTTATGATTTATGAAGTAGTAATTAATATAAATATAGATGATGATTCTAATATGTTAGAGGTAGGAGATACTGATAACGTAGAGACTATTACTAGAGTTATAGAGTCTGCTCTTTATGATATAGATGACCTAGAAATTGAAGATATAGATGTAATAAGGAGAAGAGATTGAGTGAATCAGTTAGATACGATATAGTACAAGCATATTCTAAATTAGTAGAAGACCTAATCATAACATCGGGTGATTTTAGATTAATAGAAAACACTTTAGGTTTATGTGGAGAATCAGGAGAAGTAGCAGAAAAAATTAAAAAGTATTTTAGAGATGAAGATTATTCTAAAGAAGATATTGTTAAAGAACTTGGAGATGTTTTATTTTATGTTACTGCCTTAACTAATCATATAGGTTCTGATTTAGAAACTGTAATGAGAAGTAATATTAAAAAATTACAAGATAGAAAAAAGAGAAATAAGATACAAGGGTCAGGAGATAATAGATGAGTAATGCACTACCAACAGACTACCAAAACTTTATTGCAACATCACGATATGCACGTTGGTTAGATGATGAGGGGAGAAGAGAAACGTGGAGTGAAACTGTTACTAGGTATGTAGACTACATGTCTGAGAAAGTAGGGATAGATGAGAATACTAGTAATGAAATATGGGTAGCTATACATAACCTAGATGTTATGCCCTCTATGAGAGCCTTAATGACTGCAGGACCTGCGTTAGACAGAGACAATACTGCAGGATATAACTGTAGTTATCTACCGGTAGATGATATTAAGTCTTTTGATGAAGCTATGTACATACTACTTTGTGGTACAGGTGTAGGCTTTTCTGTTGAAAGACAGTATGTAGATAAACTACCAGAAGTACCAGATGTTTTAGTAGATAGTCAAACTACTATTGTTGTAAGAGATAGTAAAGAAGGTTGGGCAAGAGCTTTTCGTATGCTTATAGCTTTACTATATGCAGGTGAGATACCAACCTATGATGTTAGTATGATTAGACCTGCAGGTGCTAGACTAAAAACATTTGGTGGTAGAGCATCTGGACCTGCTCCTCTTGTTGATCTATTTAAGTTTACTATTAATATGTTTAAAGAAGCAAAAGGTAGAAAGCTCTCTAGCTATGATTGTCATAGTATCATGTGTAAGGTTGGTGAGATTGTAGTGGTAGGTGGTGTACGTAGATCAGCTATGATTAGTTTATCTAACTTATCTGATATTAGAATGCGTCATGCTAAGACTGGTCAATGGTGGGAGACTGCTCCACATATGGCATTATCTAATAACTCTGTCGTTTATACAGATAAGCCTGACTCTGAAACATTCTTACGAGAGTGGACTTCATTAGTAGAATCTAAGTCAGGTGAGAGAGGTATCTTTAATAGAGTATCTGCTAAGAAACAAGCTATGAAGAATGAGAGAAGAGACCCTAACTATGACTTTGGTACTAATCCTTGTAGTGAAATAATATTAAGACCACATCAGTTCTGTAATCTTACTGAAGTAGTAATAAAAGATGGTGATAGAGATGATGATATAGAGAAGAAGATTAGGATAGCTACCATATTAGGAACAGCTCAAGCTACACTTACAGACTTTCCATACTTAAGAAAAATATGGAGAACTAATACTGAAGAAGAGAGATTACTTGGTGTAAGTCTTACAGGTATCATGGATAATATACATACTAATTGTAACCTAGTTGATATGGATAAAAGACTTCCACGATATAAACAAGTAGCTATTGATACTAATAAAGAGTTTGCTAAGAAGTTTGGAATCCAAGAGAGTACTGCTATTACATGTGTTAAACCTAGTGGTACAGTATCTCAGCTGTGTGACTCAGCTAGTGGTATTCATGCTAGACATTCTAAGTATTACATAAGAACAGTACGTGGTGATAACAAAGATCCACTTACAAAGTTTATGATAGATCAAGGTGTACCTAGTGAACCATGTGTAATGAAACCTGATACTACTACAGTATTTAGTTTTCCTATGAAGTCACCTAAAGGCTCTAGAATTAGAGATGAACTATCTGCTATAGATCAATTGAATATCTGGTTAATATATCAAGAGCATTGGTGTGAGCATAAACCATCTATTACTGTTACTGTTAGAGAAAACGAGTGGTTAGATGTAGGTGCATTTGTATTCAAACATTTTGATAAGATGTCTGGTGTATCTTTTTTACCACACTCTGATCATGTGTATCAACAAGCACCTTATCAAGAGTGTACAAAAGATGAATATAATGATATGCTTTCTAGAATGAATACTAGAATTAATTGGTCTAAATTAAGAGACTATGAAGTAAGTGACACTACATCTGGCAGTCAGACTATGGCTTGCAGTGGTGATTCTTGTGAGGTTGTAGACATAGGAGTTTAACATGACAGTACTTTTTCCTAAAGAAATATGCTCTATGTGTGGCAACTATCTTGATGATGACTTAAAATGTTATGAATGTGAAATATGTGACGGAGAAAATATGAAAGATGTAGATATGAGTTTAATGCCATCCCAAAAAACTATGGATAAAATTTTTGATCCAAATTTTAATGGACACTATGATGAAGTTAATAACCCTAAGCATTACAATCGTGGTGGACTAGAATGTATAGAAGCTATTGAAGCTATGACAGAAAAGATGTCTGGAGATATAGCACCACATGCTGCAAATGTATTAAAGTATTTGTGGAGATGTGAATATAAAAATGGTATACAAGATATTGATAAAGCAATCTGGTATTTAAATAGACTAAAAGATAGGTGGGTGCAAAGAGATGAAGTGGAAGAATCTGGAACAGGAAGCAAGGAATTTTCGTAGACTACGTGTAGTTAAACCTACTAAAAGAGCAAAACCCCTAACAACTAGACGCTATCTTGCAGGACAAGCACTATCTGGTCTAATTGCTAGGGGTAAAAATAATAAAATAGATGTAGTTAAAGAAGCTTATGAATGGGCAGACTCTATGTTAGATGAAGAAGATTAGTCAAAAAACTTTTCAATCCCATCATATTCACCATAGTTATCTAAAAGATGTTGCATAGTCTTTAATACTTTTAAAGCATCTGGTCTTTTAATAATATCTTCTAGGTTATCTTCTTCTAACTGCATTGTTCTCATTATAGCTTTAAGTTTTTTCTTGTCCTTAGTACTAAGAACTCTCATAATATTAATAGATTCTGGAACAGAAGCTTCCATTTGTTTGATAACATCTTGTTTAACTTTCTTTGCGATATCTACTAGTATTTGTTTTTGAGCATCAGGATAAAGATCAAAGTAATTTGGATTAGCTCTTAAAGCTTCATCAGCTCTTAGCTCAAAGAAAGGATAAGCTATTTGATTCATTTGATTACGTATACTATTAGGAGCATCCACCCTATAAATATCATACCACTTCATACCTGCAACATTAACCATTCTTTCCATCAAGTTAGGTTCTTCAACTACACGGACACCTAAAGCATTCTTACTAACATTTAAAGATTTTTCAGTACCTCTAAATGGATTTGCTTTTTCTGTTAAATCTTCCGACAATGGCTTCATACCAAACAAAGCAGGTAAGTTATTAATATACTTCATTGCTTCACCTTGTAGGAATACACCTTCCTTTAGATTAGGATTCATATTAGCATCTGTAAACATACCTACAATTTGGTTTGGTGTATCAAAGGGTCTAGTAATACCTTGCATTACCCTACCTTTTGCAGACTGTATAAAATCTAAAAATGGTCCAGCATCTCCCTCCATTAATTTATTAGCTACATTTTTAAGTACCATACCTGCCATGTCTAGGTCTCTAAAAGCTTGTCCACCTGTTTGAACAGCTAACTCTGCCAAAAGATCTGGTGGTATTCTTCTAAACTGAAAGTCACTAAAGTTATTACTTTCTCCTATAGCATGTGCAGTAATCTGAGACATTAATCTAATGGTGGATACAGGCCAGTCATATGTTTTATCTTCTATATCTCCCATATCTTGACCACCACCTATGGAGTATGGACCTATATTTAATACCTCAGCATTTCTTTCTTGAGAGTAACTTAATCCCTGATCTATTCTATCTCTTGCAGCAAACACTCCTAATGAAATTAAACTCATTGATGCAGCAAATCTACCAAAAGCTTCTGATACTTCAGGATCAGCAAAGTCTGCTTTCTTTCCTGTTAATTCTCTATAAGTAGCTCTAAAAGCATTAACACCTGTCATATCACCCATAGTAGCAATAGTAGTATTTAAAAAACTACCGAAAGGAACTATATATCCTAGTGCTGTAGTGTTGGTAAGTTTCTCAAAAAACTTAGCTGCAGATCTCATACTATTTTTAGCAGGTAGTGTTGACCAATTAACAGAAGCTGTCTCTCTCATAGTTCTATATGCAGCTTTATCTAATAAGTTTTGAAACTTCTTTGATGCCATCTCTACTGATACATCTACTTGAGAAAAGAATTGTTCCGGGGTCATTCCATAATCTCTCATTATGTATTGATTCATGTTAGTACCAAATGCCCAACGCTTAGTTAGATCATCTTGAAGTCTAACAAATGTTATAGTCTGCGCACCCTTTGTTGCAGCATCCATAACATAACCAACACCATAGGTTATCATGTCTGCCTTGTCTAAATTAAAATGCTCAAAGGATTCTCTTACACCACCATCACCTGCTATATCTCTAAACAGTTTAGCTTGAAGTTTGGGGTTCATCTCTAATATTAGATTAGCATACTCAATAGGTATGTCAGGTGATATAACATCTACACCCCTACGTAAAGAACCAAATACACTACCGTATGCTTTATTATAAAACTCTTCTGCTTTCTTAGGATCGTTTAATCCATACTTATAAAATTTACTTTGAGCTAAATTAATACCACCAGTAAAAAAATCAGCATAAGTATTTAAAGTAACTAACCCTTTAAAACCTTTTAAGTTAGCACCAGTTGTTGATAGGTGAGATGTTAATAACCTTTTATATACAGATAAACCAAACTGAAATCGTTTAGGATTATCTTCTTTAGCTGTATTCCCAGCTACAATGTCTATAGCATCTCTAACATCAATCCCTGATTTCTGTAGCCTACTTAATTCAGATGGTAGCCATAAACTTTCAGCTGCATCACCAATAGATAATACCCAACGAGAAGATAAACTAAGTGGAGTAACTTTAGAAGAAGGAATAATTTCAGATACAGGTTGTGTTGGATCATTATTTTTATAACGTATCTGACTAAAATCTAATGTATGTCCAGTCTCAGCTTCCCATTTAGCTACAATTTTTCTAATCTGATTTGTATCTAAGAACTCTCTCATTGCATTTGCATAGACACCAGTAATATTACCATACCTTTCTATCATAGCAGGATGTGGTACAAAACCTGCATCATTTAATGCTTCAAATAATCCTTTAGTTTTACCTTTACCATTCTTATCTCCCGGATTGCCTAAAAATAAATATCTATAAAAAGCATTAATTTGTTCTTGAGGTGTTATTGTTTGACCTTTTATTCTTTTCTTCGATCTCTCTTTTAGTTTATCCCAAACTAAGAAGTCCTTACTATCCCCTTTAATTAAACCGAAAGTATCATCTAATGCATCTATAATAACATTAGTATTCATTCTCTCTTTCATTCTCTTCTTAGCTTCATCAAAACCAATATTAAGTAAATCTGTATCAAACTTTTGATAACCTAAAAATGTATCTTTAAATACACTCTTTCTAAGTTCTTTTACACTAGCTCCCAGACCTGTAAGTATTGGTATGGAAAGCATCTGCGCTAATGCATTAATAGCAGTTTGAGAAGCACTATACTGATCTTGTACACCTACATCTATTAGTTGCATCTGAGATAGAGCATCTACACTACCACCAATAGTTGCATCTATAAAAGCAAAAGGTAAACTGTTCTTAACAGCATTACCAATCATTGCTTTAGCACTTGCTTTAGTTGCTTGATTTTTAATAGCTTCAGTATAAGCTTTCTTCATTAACTGTTTAGCAGCTTGAGCTGAAGTTTTAGTTGCACCAAAACCTAATAATTTTCCAAGTCCAAAACCTAGTAGTGTTGAAGGATCATATACACCTGCTTTAGCATAATCCCAAGTAGCATCAGCCATTTCTGCCCAACTACCATCACCAGTAAATGCATTAGTCATTTGATCAAATAGTTTATAACCTGCACCAAGTTTAACTTTAGTATCATCATTAGCATTCATTGTGTATGCTATCTCATTACCTACAGTAACTGTTTGACCTGCACTAAAAGATCTTTGGTAGTTCTGCCATATTTCAAATGCTCTTTCATTATCCATATTTGCATAATCTCTACCATATATACCACCAACATCACCACCTGATAAAGCAACACCAACTCTTTTAGCTCTGGTAAATGTACTACCCGGTGTATACCTTGCTGATAAATTATTCTTAATAATATTCATAAATCTTCTATCATTAAGTATTTGTTCTTTAGTCAGTCTTTTATTCTGGTAATCACTGGCAAAGATCTCATCTAAATCTGCATAAGCTGTTCCATCTAATTCAACAGGAACAGGGACAGGTTGATTATTTTTTTCACCAGATATAGTACCACTACTGGAAGATAATGGATAATTACCTGTTTCTGATGTTAGTTTATTCCAATCTATTTCCATTTAAAATCCTTCTGATTTATCAAAAGGGTATCCTAAATTAGCTCCAGTTGTTGCTGAGTATAATTGTATAACCTGTTCTCCACTTAACATTTTTCCAATTCTTTTTTCTATTCCATCTTCAATGTACTTATATCCAAATAATAACTTATGTAAAAAACTTTTATCCTGATCCAATACTTTTGATGGTTTATATCCTGCCATTAATATAGCTTCTACATTTCTTTCTTCACCTTCAAACACAGGAACTCTTAATACCATTCTACTATCCAAACCTGCTTCACCTGCATAGTTAGTTACATATTTTTTAATAAGAGGCTCATTTAATAAATTAGGTAGCCTTTCAGTCTCTGCTAGTAAACCACTTATACCATATAATTGAAACAATCTCAAAGGATCACCTGCACCATCTACCCTGTTATCACTATGATATTTTATAGCATCTTGAAGTTGTTGTTGATATTTTATAAGAAAATCTTGTTGTATCTCTTCATCATCAGTCAATGGGCGACTACGTTTATTTTGATTTATTGGTTGTTCTATTAATGTAAATCTTTGAAGTTGATCACTTATATTCTTGTCAGCATTATTTGCAAACATGACTGTATATTGAACAGCTGAATTAATATATTGTGCAGCTTTTTTAGGTCCAACATCTTCTCTCAAAAAATTATCACCTAGTATTACTTGACCTCTTTGGATACCTTCTGACTGTATCATAGCTTTCATAACAGAGTCCATCTCTCTACCAATATAAGCCTCGACCTTATCAACATCCAATTTACCATTTGGCCCTGCAGGTATTATTGCAGAGTTCTCAACTATATTAGCCACAATACTATCTGGTGGTTCTACACCTAACGTACCTGCATAATACTTAGCGCTCTCTCTAGCTGCCTCATATATTCTTTGAAAGATAGTAGGATCTCCATTAGCTATTAGTCTAGCAGCAACACCATCACTTATATTATAAGTCTTTCTTAAAAGTTTCAAGTATCCTTGCTCTGACATACTAACATCTTGTTCTGTAAATATATTAGTAGGATTTAAACTATCTCTTTCTATTTCAGAAAAGTCTACATCTGGACTAGATTTTCTCTTACCAAATAAATTAATACCTCTATTATCAATATTAGAACTATTAAATATCTTACGTAAAGCTGCTGAACCACCCTTACCATATAATTCCATAATAGTTTTCTCTCGTTGATCTTGACGAGCTACTACCTTATCCTGATAATTTCTTATACCTCTTGCTGTTAATCTCATTTCTATGTCCTCGCCATTAATCCTTTTGGTTTTTTAGCTGATGCTTCTTTTATAGTATCTTCTTCAATAGGCATATCAGGATTTATAACTCTTCCTTTAGGTTCAGGTTTTGGAATATAATTATCTCTAATTCTACCATCTGGTCCAAAGAAATTCATACCTTCCTGTTTACTTAAACCTGCCTCTTCATCATAATCAAAGTCTTTTCCTTTAGACTCAGCTAACATCTTCTTTGCTAGTAATAAATTTTTACCATACTCTATCTGTTCTTCTTCTTCTTTATCCATGCCGAAGCCTTCTTCATAGTCTATCTCAAGAGCATCTGCATATCCTTTAAGGTATTCATGTATTACTGGTTGTATACCAAGACTGACATCTATTGAATGTATACCCTCTAGTACAGCTCCTCTAGTAATACCTTCTACCAAAGACGAAAGATCCATACCCATTTCAAGAAAGAACATAGCTTCTTTAACTGCTTTAGGGTTGTCAAGATTATTTAAGTGATAATCCAAAGCTTCTGTCATATCAGTAATCTCAGGGGGTCTCTCATAAGGCGCACCTCTTGGCTCACTAGTAAGAGATTGTCCGGGTATAGGTGCATCAAACATTGACATAATTATTCTCCCCTTTCAAAGTATATCCTAGCATCAGTATATCTACTTGGATAGTTAGGTTTACCTGCTACTAAGTACTGTCGTTCAAACATTTTTGTTAATTGATCTAAAGTTAAATCTTCATTATTAAACCTCTCCATAAACTTAGGAGTGAATCCATGTGATTTATTATTTCTTAATTCATGCAGTAAGAAAGCATAACTACCTTCATATGTAGTAGGATCTAAGTTATTATCTTTAGCAAAATCTAAAAACTCTTTTCTTCTTGTAGCTGTCCATTGAGCATCACCTAATCCCTTACCATCAATCTCTTGAAAAGCAGTGAACCCCATAGATTCATGATGAAGATTACCAACAATAGCACTTAGTTGTTTCTTACTAAGATTAGGAAACTCTTTCTTTAAATCACTAAAATATCTATTAGACCTATCTGTATTATACTCATCTAAATTAGAATGTTCTTTGTGTAAAGTAGTAGGCCTAGTAGGTACTTCTTTATTTGCTTTCTCTAATTGTTTTTTAAAAGCAATGTCTTTTAATTTTTTATTATTTTCTCTTACAGATTTAAACCTTTCAAAGATAGCTATATTAGCATTACCTACATCAGCAATCTGTGCTTCAGGATTAGGTATATTTCTTTGACCTAAACCAAGAGGTCTCTTTGGTGGTGGAGTAAAAGAACTTACCTCTCCATCACCTTCCATCATTGATAAGTATTTATTGTAAGCTTGTTCATACATACTTGACATATCTATTTCCTTTAATATTAATAATAACGAAGCTAAAATAAGTAAAGATCTGAATAGCATTATTCTATTAAAAGAATTGACCAACCAAACCTTTACCACCAAAGATATTTCCTATACCACCAGTACCAAACATAAGATCCATTATGTTCTCTGTAAAGGCATCATCTTCAGCTGCGTCTAATTGCATTCTTACACCTTCTAATTTTTTATCTGCTAATGCTACACTTAGTACTCTATCCTTAGCACCTTCAGATGAGTTGTAAGCAAAGTTCATTAGATCTCTTTCTCTTTGCCAGATCTCATCAACAGCTTTGTTAGTTAAACCATTAACATCTTTTGCATATTGAGCATTTGATTTATTAATAGCTGCAGTATTTGCTGTCTCACAGTCCTGTCTCCACTTAGCATTAGCTTGAGCTATCTGTGCATACATCTTAGCGTTAAATTGTTCTCTTGCAGCTTGTAACTCAGAGTTAAATTTCTTAACAGTATTCTCTTCTCCTGCATTAAACTGAGCCATAGCATTAGCTTGAGCTGCATTAAACTGACTGACTTGAGTTTTCATCTGTGCAAAAAATTGAGTAACCTGATTCTCATTTGCTGCATTAAATTGTGCATTAGCATTTTCTGCAGCTGTATCACTCAAAATAGTATTAGCAATAGTCTGTGCCTTAAATATTTCAGTAGCTTGTTTATTATTAGTATTTGTTAAGTCCATCTGTAAAAAGTTTCTAGCATTCTCTACTTGTGCTTGCTGTCTATTATTTAAACTAGTAGTCTCTAGTTGAGATATTTGAGCAGCTTCAGCCATTACTAATGCTTGCTTATTACCTAAGTTAGCAAGGTTCATAGTCTGTGCCATGTTAGCATTTTCTAAAGCTATCTGTTGTTGTGCATTAAAGTTCATGTTTGCAATCTCACTCACTTTAGCTGCATTCATAACCTTAGTCTGAAAGCCTTGATCAAAGTCTTGTTTCATAAAAGCTGCTCTTTGTCTAGCACTTTCCATTGCCATCTCTTGTTTGTTAGCAGTATTTATCTGAGCTAGTGGCATTGCAGCTTCCATCATAGCTTGCACAACTGCTTGACCTGCTAATGAAGATGCAGACAATCCTAATTGATTAAGTCTATCAGTAGCTTTTCTCATAGTTGCATTTGCCCAAGCTGGTGTCTTACCATCTTTAAAACCTTCAGTTGCTTTTTCGTACTCTTCAAAAACATCTGCAGTAGTTTCGTTTACATCACCTGAGCCAAAAGTATCTTCTACTTTTTTCATATCGACAGCACTACCATCTATTGTCTCTCCCTCTTGGAGTTCTCTAGTAGGTGCATCTTCTACTTTTGCAGCTGTTCCTTGAGCTGCTTGTAAGTCACTTACTTTAGTAGTATCTTTTTCTTGAGCAGTAACTGACTTTGTAACTGATCCAGTTTGAGCATCTACTTTATCTAACTCTCCCTGAACATCTGATTGAGCTGTTGATAAGTCTGCTTTAGCAGCAGTAATATCTTCCATAATAGGTTTACCTAATTCATCTACCATAGGTTTACCTTCAGCATCTACTTTCTGTCTTTGAGTATTATCTTTAGAAGTTCTAATACTAGATACTTGTGCTGTATTATCTACTATTGGAGCAGTAGTATTAGCTTGTCCTGTTGATGCAGACATTACTGTGCCTGTTGCATCAGGGTTTATAGCTTTCACAGGTGCAGCTACTACAGTATCTTTAGGATTTAATATAGCACCTGCTGTAAGATCAGCTTGACCTTGTGCTACCTGATCTCTTGTAAGTTTTTGTCCTCCAACAGTTACTGTACCACCATTATCATAACCTCTAATCATACCACCTTGATAATTACCTTGAGAATATTCTTCAAATGTTTTTCCAATAGAATCTAGAAAGGCTTGTGTTTGTTCTGCATAAGGTCCTTCACCATATTTATGTATAGCATCATCAGGGCCAGAGTAATAACCTTTTGGGGCATATCCACCAAGTGTTTTTTGAGGCTCTGCCCAATTAGATAATGGTCCAGAATTAACAGTATCTGTTTGAACTTTCCCACTTATCTCTTGATAAATTTCATTAAACTGTTCATTAGTTATCTGACCATTTTGAAGTTGTTTAATATAAGGCTTCATATTTTCTACTAGAGTAGCATAATACGTATTATCTGTTGAGGTCTCTTCTTCACTTGGAGTTTCTGTATCTGTTTCATTAGGTTGGTCAGTAGCAGTAGCAGTAGCAGGAGCAGCAGCTGCTTGTTGTACTAGATAGGAAGCTCCCTGTCTTGATGGATAGTAGCCTTGAGGTATTCCTTGAGTAGGTTTCCAAGTTCCATCAGTATCATATTGACCCATAACATAAGTAGTCATACCTAATCTATTTTGATACAATTGTGATTCAACTTTACCTGCTTGACCAACTGCCTGTCTTTCAGCAAGTGTCTGAGGTTGAATTAATTGAGCTTGATCAATACCTCTCTGTTTAAAATCTTCTCCTTGATTGTTACTAAAAGTTTGAACAGATGCAGAGTTTGTAGTTGGATCTTGTGTTGGTAATCTAAAACCTTGAGTTTCTGCAGATTCTTCGTCCATTAGAACATAATCCGGTTGATCTTTTCTACCAGTAGGTAAGTCAACAAAGAAACTTCCATCAGAATTTCTTTTAAATATCTCACTAGCTGCATCTACTTCTGATTGAGATGGATTAAGACTTATCGTAGTAGGCATTTCTGATATTATAGGATCAGTAACATTAGGATTAGTAACTACATTATAACTTGGTTGAGTAGGTGTTGTAGTTGTGTCTGTAGTTGTGTCTGCAGGTGTATCTGCAGGTGTATCATCATCACTTTCTTCATGTCTATAGCCAGAAGATCCATGAACTACATTAATATCAGATGAGTCCTGTGTCTTACCACCTGCTCCTGCTAGTCTAGCTGTTTCTTTAAACTCTTCTAAAGTAAAAGGTGAGTTTTTAAAATTATAATTATCAAATGTAGATAAATCAGAATAGTCTCCACCACTACCTGAAACAGTAGGACCTATCATTTTTAACTTATCTCTAGCTTTTTGCTGCTCTTCTGTTAAACCCCCTTCATCATATCCAGATTTTAAAAATAACCCTGCATTAGCTGTTACTGCCATCTTTGCTCTTGGTGTTGCTTTAACAAAAGCGTCTATTGAAGACCATCTTGCAGGACCTTTATAACCAAAGGGTTCAAGATTTTTCTTGGCTTGTCTTGCTGTTATCTCTCTTTTCTGTGCCATTTACTTAATCCTTGCTCAATACTTTATCTAATTTATCTTCTAGTCTGTGAAGTGCATCCATCACTTGACCAAGATCGTCTCTCATTTCTTTACGTGTTACATACTCTTCTCTTGTTTTATTTAATAATATATCAATACGTTTAACTTCTTGTATGAGTCCTCTAAATGCCCATACAGCAGGAGCTATTACTAATGTTAAAATAATATTCCAAAACATCCACATACTAATTTCCATTACTTACTCCTGAATTGATTTTAAATACCACACAAGCCAACCCAATCCTATAACTGTACAAACAAGAAAGAATATAAATATACCTTCAATACACCTATCTTTAAACTCTTGCTTTCTATACAACTGTTCTTGTCTAGCTTTTCTGATCTTACCTTCCATTGCAATCAATTCATCCCAAGCTTTGTGTCCATGCGAGAATTGAATGAAAGTTTTAAGTTCATATCTTTGTTCTTCCAACTTCTTCTTAGCTGCAAAGGCTTCTAGTGCTTCTTGTTCTACTGATCCAAATACCTTACGAAAGATAGGTGGATTCTTAGCTGACTTTTCTTTTTGTTCTATATCTGACACAGCACCCATCCATCTTGATAAATCGCCTGTCATAGATTCTATATCACGCCCTGCTTGAAAGGCTTTCTTTAAACCTGCAAATGCTGTACTCGCTGTGGTTAAACAAGCTCCGATTGTGATTGGATCGAACACTATCGTCTATCCTCGCCTACCTTCACTAGTAACTCTGTTGCTGATAAAGCTCTACCTGCTACCACACTAGGATCAGATTGTCCTGTATTTAATGTTCCATCTTGTTGAACAAAATAAGTAGCACCTGTAGTTAATCCTGATTGA